TATCAAATAAAAATCACGATAAAGGTAATGACATTGATAACACAAAAGGAAATTGGACTATTCAAGAAGGAGAAAATAATTTGTACTTAATAAATAATAAAAACAAAAAAAAATATAAATTTAATTTAGAGGAGGTAGAGTAATGGCTTTATATGTAGGTGGTGTAGCAGTAACTGGCACACAAGTATTAGATGCAACAAAGCTATCAGGAAATTTACCTGCTCTCAATGCTTCGGCAGTTACAACTCTTAATGCAAGTAATATTTCTAGTGGTACTTTAGCATCAGCAAGATTTTCTGGTGGAAAAGTAAAACAAATAGTAAATGCAAGTTTAGGTAGTTCAATTAATACAAATTCTAGTTCAGTTTCTAATGTTCTTCAATTAAGTTTTACTCCTACATCTTCATCTTCTGTAGTAGCAGTTTTTTGTAATGTTGGTTATCAACTATTTGGTAATTCTTCCTCTTCTAATCCAGGTGGTAATTTTATTATCAGAAAAGAAATTGGTGGTAGTGGTAGTGATATTACAGCTGTATATTGTGATACAAATGGAGTTTTAAATTCTACTTCTGCTTATATATCTATTCCAGGTAATTTAAATGGTATTTTTACACCAGGTGCAACTACACAATGTGATATTTATTTAAGATTTAAAACTAATGGTAATGGAAGAATACAAGCTTTTGGAAATGCTGAAGGTGGACAAGACAATCCTACCAGATTAATAGCTATGGAATATTCAACATGATGACAAATATAGATAAATTATTTAATTCAATAGAATTATTAAAACCAAAAACTGAATTAACTTTTTCTGGAGAAATAGTAGATGAAAATAGTTATAAAACTATTGATTGGAAAACTGGAGAAATAAATGGGGAAGGAATTACTACTAAAACAAACCCTCATGCAGAACTAACATGGACAGTAGTCAAAGCTGAAATGGACAAATTATGATTAATCCTTGTGGCTGTGATGGGAGCTGTGTTTGTGGTAAATGAATATAGAACTGTCTGTAAAAAACATAGTAATATTTTTAGGAATTATTAGTGCTGGGATTGGTAATGTTTTCTTTGTCGGAAAATTATTCTCGGACTTTGAATTACTCAAAACCGAAATTCAAGCTATTCAAGACGATCAAAATGTCTTGGAACTACAGCAAGAAATACTTGAGAATAAATACAAAATAAAATCATTAAGACTACAAGTTGATGACTTTGGAGAGGGAAGTTAATGTTAAAATATTTTGCTTCAATACCAATAGTCTTAACACTACTAGCTTCTTTGTATGGAGGATTTACCTATATCAACAAACTAACAAACCAGATTGATGACTCAACAAAAGAAATAATGATGTTGAGAAAAGATATAGAAAATATCCATCAAATTTATTCTGACAAAACAAATAGAAATACATCTGCTTATACTGAAGCAAGAGAAGAACTGACAAAAGAACTAGCTTCATTTTCTGCTTGGGTAGGAAGAATAGAAGGAGTTGTAAATGCATTAAGAGATGCATCTTATAGTATGGCTTCTGAAGCAGAAGTTAGAGCATTAGAAGAATCAGTTAGAACTAACACTACAAGTGTTAGAGATATTGGTTATGAAATGAAAGAGTTAGAGAGAAAATTAAGTGGTGGGTACTAATGCGAACTTTATTTTTGGTACTGAGTTTTATACTCATAGTTTCTGCTATTACAAGTGATGCTAAAGCAGTTAATGAATATCTTAATAGTTATAACAGTTGTGAACGAGGAAGAATAGAATTTTATACTGAGTTTGATAGACAAGACTACGATCAACGAATGAGTAGTAGTTCTGATTATTTTTCTGATAGTGGTAAAGTAGGAATACGATTTACTTATCCTTTACAATCTTCCTGCACAAAAGATTCTATTAGTTTAATGCACGAAAATGATAGACTTAAACAACAGCTTGAACTTTTAAAGCTGTGCGGGAGGTATCAAGAATTAGAACTTTCTGATGATTTTAAAGACATCAGAGAAAAATGTAAGGGAATTAAACTAAAGGAAAAAACAGATGCCAATGCAGAGTAGTATAGGACACTTATTAACTAACGATATATCAGCTTTAAATTTAATTTTATTATTAATTATTTTATCTATTTTGTGGAAAAAGAAATGAGCGACTGGGATAAAGAAAAAATAATGATAGCAGAATTAAAATCTGATGTTCATTATATTCGCGAAGATATACAAATTATGCAAAAACAAATTAGGGATTTAAACACTACATCAAATATGGGTGTTGGATTTTTGAAGGCGACTATTTATATCGGCACAATTTTAGGGGCTATATATACGTTATTTAAATTTTTGGATTAATGGTGCTGTAAGAGAGACTCGAACTCTCGACTTCTACCTTACCAAGATAGCGTTCTACCCCTGAACTATTACAGCAAGGACAACTATGAATAATAGCCGTGTTCTAATATTATCAGATACACACTTTCCATACGAAAAGCCAATGTATTTTAAATGGATTAAGAAACTTAAAACTAAAATTAATCCTACAAATATTATACATATTGGTGATTTAGTAGATTTTAATTCTTTATCTTTTTGGGAAAAATCCCCTTCGTTAAAATCAGCAGTTTTTGAAATTGCGGACGCTAAAAAAAGAATAAAAAAGTTAGAATCTATTTTCCCCGAAATGAATATTTTGCTGGGGAATCATGACATACGAATACAACGATTAGGAGAAAAAGCCGGAATACCGGATTCCTTTTTTAAATCGTTAAATCAAATTTTAGATATTAAGTCTAATTGGACTTGGAATCAAAAACTAATACTACCCCTTCCAAACGGCAACAAAGTGTTTTTAACACACCATTTTAAATCTAGTTCTTTAGCTAGTTCAAAAGAATTAGGAATGTCTTTTATTTCAGGACATCAGCATACGGTATCTAATTTATCGTATTGGAGTAGCCCTACGGCTCTTAACTTCGCTATGACAGTTGGCTGTTCTATAGACCCTAAACACGAAGCTTTTAAATACGGAAAAAATTTTATTAAGCGACCAATTATTTCAGTTGCATCTATCATTAATTCCCAACCTGCTTTACATAGTATGCCTTTAGATGAAAACGGCGAATACACGGGGAAAATATGAAAACGAAAGACCCGCTTGTTCAACAAGTAATAAATAGAATAGCCGAACGTTCCGAAGCCGGTATTAAAAAATTTGGAAACACAATTGATAAATCCGAACATAGTTTAGAACATTGGATATCTGAAACTCAAGAAGAATTAGCTGACGCTATAATATATTTAGAAAAATTAAAAACCGTAATTCGCAAAAAGGAAATACTATGGGATATGAAGAACTCGTCAAAAGGATAAAACATCACGAAGGTTTCAGGGACTCTATATATCGAGACTCGTTAGGAAAAAAAACAATCGGGTACGGTCATTTAATTGTACACGAAGATGACTTTGTAGAAGGGCGATCGTATTCAAAAAAAGAATTAGAAGAAACATTTAAAAAGGATTTTCTTAAAGCGGTAGACGGAGCGAATAGAATTTTAGATTTAAGTAAGATAGACCCAAAAGCGCAAGATATAGTTATTGAAGCTTGTTTTGTTTTGGGTGTAACGGGTTTTTCCCGTTTTAAGCGTTGTGTGATAGCTTTAGAAGAACATAGGTATAAAGACAGCAGCGACGAACTTAAAGATAGTTTATGGTATAAACAGGCGACAAATCGTGTTGAAACACTTGCAAAAATTTTGGAAAACTTATGAAAATTATAATTACAATATTATTAACAAGTTTAGTAGCTATCGAATTTTGTAATCTAGTTATTTACTATCAACAAGTAGGCGGAAATATATGTTAGGAATATTAACCGGCATTCTTGGGGGTAAAGGTGGTGGAATTTTAGAAACCGGTTTAAAAGTTGTAGACGAACTTTATGATTCGCCGGAAGAAAAAAGACAAGCCCAAATAACTTTAGAAAAAATAGAAGCAAGACTAAAAGAAAAACAAATAGACGTTAATATAGCACAAGCTAAATCTAAATCTTTATTTGTTTCAGGCGCCAGACCTTTTATTCAATGGGTTTGTGGTATTGGACTAGCTTATGCTTTTTTAGTAGCGCCAACAATGGAATTTTTTATGCCGGAAATGGAAAAGGTTAATATACCAACCGACGTAATGATGGAATTAACTTTAGCCACTTTAGGTATGGCAGCTTTAAGAACGGTGGAGAAGGTTAAGAACGTTCAACGGGATAGTTGATGGAATTATGGGAACTATGGCTTTTGTTAATGGTAACCGTAAATACGGTGCAAAATTTAATCGTGTTTTTTGTAGGACGTAAATTTAAAAAATAGGAGTAACTATGAACTTAATTAAAGACTTATGGGAACACTTGAAAGAGTGGTCTGACTGGACTTTAAAGGACTGGATTAAAGCCGGTATTGTAGCAATAATCGTAATAGTAGTAATTGGCGCAATATAATTAAATGGCTATAAATTATAGGGGTGTAACATTTAGCGGGTATTCAAAACCAAAGCGCACCCCTAAACACCCTAAAAAATCCCACGCGGTTTTAGTTAAAGATAACGGAAAAGATAAACTTATTCGTTTTGGACAACAAGGGGTTTCGGGCGATAAAAAAAATACAGCAAGATCAAAGTCTTTTAAAGCTAGACATAGTATGAATATAGCTAAAGGAAAAACGTCAGCTGCTTACTGGAGTAATAAAGTTAAATGGTGAAAAAGAAACAAGTATGGGAAAAGCCAAGACCAAAAAGTTTAGGCAAATCAAAAAAATTAAAAGGTAAAAAAGGGTATTCGTCCGCTAAAGCTAAAGCTGACAAAAAGTTTGGCAGGGGTACATCTCTTGTTAAAAATATGTATATATCAAAACAAATGAAAGGATAATATATGCCACAAGGAATGGGAACGTACGGAACTAAAAAAGGTAGACCGCCTAAAAAGAAAAAAACAGAATCTAAAAAAAAGAAAACTAAAAAGAAGAAGTGAAAATAGTTTTAGTTACTTGGCTGGACACTAATGAAAATTCGGTTGGTGGTTGGATTGAAAAATCTGATTTAGATAAATCGGAGGTTTGTAGTGTAGATTCTTTAGGTTGGTTGTATAAAGAAACTGAAGATTTAATTGTTATACTAGCCGATAAAGATACTCACGATAAGGATGACTTATTTGGTAGAAGCCAAGTCATCCCTAGAGGAGTTATAAAAGATATTAAGTATTTGAATTAAGCTACAAATCTTATTTTAGGTTTTAAATCTGGTTTATTTCTATTTGGTCTATTAGACCACCCTTTAGAATTATTAGAATAAACAATTAATTTATCTTTTTTAAATCCTGCATATTCTAAATATTTACCACTTTGCCAATTATGAATATAAGTAACTAATTTAGAAACCTTATAATTTTTTTTAAAATCTTTAATACTTTCTCTAATAAATTTACTAGGATATTTTTTTTCTTTGTTATTCTTTGGTTTAAAATATGATGGAAAACATATTCTAGTTATTTCAAATATATTTTTATCTTTAAATCTAGCTATTGTATTTCCAATGCTACAAATACCTATTACTTTTCCTTTTGTATAAATAACTTGGTCATTATTATCATCTAAACTAATTACAATTTCATTTTCTAAAAAATCTAAACCTTCTAAATCGTCAAACAATAATTCTGCGTAACCTAATTTATGCCATTGATTTCCTTCTAAAGCTACATAACTTTTTCTATGACCAATAGGAGCAATATTAGTTTTATGATACAAATTATAAATAGCTTTAGCTAAACTAAATTTAATAGGAACTATTTTCATTTAACCCTCCCTAACTATTAAATTATTAAATTCTTTTATATATTTTTGACCTACTTTTCTTTCTGTTTCATCAAAAACATTAGCTAATTTATAATTTTCTACAAAAGCATATTCATCTAATCTTTCTGTATTCATATGACTAATTAAAGATAATTCTTCAATTCCAGAATCTAATAAATGTTTTAAACTTTTATAAGGACTAATAGCATCTGATAATTTATCAAAAAGCATAACATCATTTGTTTCAATATTTTTTAATTTCCATTCAATCATTTAACCCCTCTAGTTTAATTTTATATTTTAATTCTTGCTCCCATTGAAATAATGTAAAATCATTTAATCTAGGAATTAATACCAATGAATCATAAAATTCTGGATTATTTTTTAAGGGAAAAAAATAAAAATATCCTTTTCCTTTAACTAATTCATATCCATAATTAACGATTTCTTTATTAACTTTTTTAATAGTTAGATGGCTCATTAATGAGCCACCTTATGAAATCTTACTTCCCAACCTTTGCCACTAAAAAAATATAAATCGTATTTTTCTTTTAATAATGGTTTACCTAAACCTTCTCTAATTTGATTAATTTGTTTATGGTGGTTAGGTATAAAAATAATCTTTGTCTCATTGATATTTGCGTGATTGCCAATATTATTATTAACAAGATTAACTATTTTATTAGCTAAATCTTTTTCATTATCTTTATTAATTTGTATTTCTTTATTAGCAAAATGATTATTTATCGTAGTAATATCATATTGAGATTTTGAATATTTAACACAACTTTTTACAAGTTTATATTTATCTTTACCTTCGTTCATAGTTTTAACCATCATATTACTTCTCCCCTTTATTATAAACTTTTTTAGCTTTATTTCTTAAATCAATAATTTTTTGAGATACTTTATCTTTAAGCAAATCAGATTTTTTTGCTAAAGCATCAACAAATGATTTTCTCTGAAAATGTTTGTGATATTTGTAACTAAAATCAAAAGTTTCAATTAAAATATCTTCACAATTACTTCTGCTAAAACCTAAAACAGTTATAGTGTTAGCTAAGTTTTTTTTATACCAATTCATATTATTCTCCCCTTTTATAAGTACCGTAACAAGAATCCGATTGATCTCGTACTGCGTAAATTAAAATATTTTTATTATATTTTTTTGATAAATCTTTAGCGGTAGCAATAACTAAATCAAAAGTTTTAGCTTCGATTTTAATATTACCTTCTTCTTTAGTTCTTACCCAAGCGGTAAAATGATCTGGTTTTTCTAGTACCCATTCTTCTCTAGGGTTAATATCGTGTTTAACAAACATAACGTCCTCCAAGTTGTTTGCAATTTTTGAAAAAGTAACCGCAAGTAAATGACCGTTTTTTGAATAACTACTATTGCCGTTATTTGCTTTTACCTGCGGTATTTGGCTATTCTTTTCTTCTAATTGCTTCATTATTCTTACAACATAGAAGATTACCAATAGTTTGACAAGAATAATCGTACACTAATTTACCCCGCATTTCCGCCGTTTATTAAAATAATTTTTTATTTAAACAGAAAATGACCGTTTTTATTTTAATTTATACTAACATTTTAGGTAGATTATTAATAGCTTTGGTTATTTCGTCCGGCAAAACAGCAGCGTAATGGTCAATACTTGAATCACTTTTATGCCCCGATAATTGTTTTAAACCTATTTTATCAAAATTATTATATTTCCTATTCCAAGTTATATACGTTGCTCGGCATTGATGAACTATCTTGTCGTGGCTTATACCGGACTTATCTAAAGTATGATGCCAATTAGCGTATAAAGATAAATGAGTATTCTTATGGTCGTCGTGCTTTTTCCAAATAAATAAAGTTTCTTCTTTGTTATTTATTCGTAATAACAATTCTTTTAAGGTAGGGTGTAACGTTATCGTACGATATTTATTATCCTTATCTTCGTATATTGATATAGAATTATTATCTAAATCTATATTTTCCCAGGTTTGATTTAACGCTTCTTGCAATCTAGCACCGGTATATAAACAAAAAACAAACAATAATTTAATATCCGGTATAGTAGAATTATCTATAAATAATTGTACTTCTTCGTTATCAAAAACTATCGGTTGTGAATCAAACAAAGAATATTTAGGTACTTTAAGATAATTACAATATCCTTCTTCATGTCCTAGATGAACTATAGAAGCTATAATAGATATAGTATGGTTTCTAGTATTAAGTTTTCCCGACCTAAATTTTCGTAAATTTAACACTTCTTTTTGACTTGCTAATTGCGAAGTAGAATTTCTTACAAGTAAAGCTTTAGTAAATTTACTTTTAAAAGCAAAAGATTTAGGTAAAAAAGCTTCTTTCGTAATAGTATTATCGGCGATATAAACTTTACTTAAATCACGGTACGATACTTTTTCTATTTGTTTTTGTATAAAAACACCATCTTCTTTAATCCATACTAAATACTTTTCTAAAGGATGAATTTTTTTGATAGTATTTCTAATAGCTTCATTGGTAATATCCCTAACGTTTTTATTACCAATAATTTTAGATATTCTATTAGATTCTTTAACAAACTTATCGGAAAAAGGTTTATCGGAATCTTGTTTAAATTGAAACATTTGATCGTATGTTTTATTTTTAACAATAGATAAACCGTTTATAATCCTATCTTTAAAAGGTTGTATTAAATTAGCTTCGACCCATTTTTCCGCTTCTATCTTATCTTCCCTTTTCGTTGATAAAGGATTTAGAATAGATAACTTATGGTCTTTAGAATCGTGACTAAAATAATAAACACCCCTAACTAACCAGTATTTGTTTTTACTTCCTTTTCTTCTTTTATACCGTAACATAATTGTATAATCCTTTCCTTATCAGCTTCGGTAAACCGTTGCCGTTTATTAACGTATAATGAAAAGCATTTTTCCTTCGGATAACGTTCCTGAAGGTTATTAAGAAAAGAATAGCCAGTTCTTTGGGATAAACCCAACGCCTTGAATATATCTCTTTTATTGTAAAGTACAGCCATTAAATATCCCCTTCTATTTTTTCGTCATCATGTAAATGTATTCCTAATCTAAAAGCTTCTTCACCGTCGATTTCTTGCCGAAGTCTTTTTATTTCTTCTTTTTCTTCCGGTGTAGTGATTCTCGGTGTTTCTGTAAACAACGCCGGATTAACCGGTGCTTCCGTTTTAACTTTATCAATATCCTTTTTATCTTCTTCATTTCTATGCCCTTGATATAACAAATCATAAAAAGCTGTCGGCAATAACACCGTATGGTTTTTATCTTCGTAAACAATAAGCCACCAATAAAAAATTTTGTCCGTTAAAGTTTCTTTGAAAGTACTGCCCCAACGCGTTACTGAATATATTGTTTTAGGTGGACTTGTTCCACATTGCGCTAATTCTTTTAATTGGGTTTTATCTAAAATTCTTTGTTCTTCTTCTTCAAAATATAATTTCCAAAGTTTATCAACAATATCTCCTTTTTCATTTTTACCCCCTTCTTCTATTTGTTCTATCTTAATAATTTTTTTACTCATTTTATTCCTTGAAGTAAATATTCGCCTAATAATTCTTTCTTAATTAGTATCGCCTTTTTTTGTTGAGTATCCCCGTTCCCTATAAAAGATACAAAGTTAAGTTTGTTTAATAAAATACATTCAAAAATCTTTATAGGTGTCGTCCAAAGAAATTTAAACCCGTCAAAGAAAACCCAATAATCAGCTTTAGACTTTAGTATTCCCGAAGGTTTACCGTACATTTCTAATTCAACTACAATATTTCCTGTTTCCATACTTTTTTCATCTGATTTAACTTCTACGCTTTTATTAATTTCCGGTATCCAAATATCGTAGTTAGGAAAATACCCTTCTATTTTAGTTGCTGCCGGATAACGAAGTTGAATGATAGATAATACTTGTCCTTCTATACTTTCCCCTTTGTTTAAATCGCGTTTAAAAGTTTGCACTATATTCCACCCATTTTTATTTCAGCCCTAGAATTACTATTTTGTTCCACCATGGCGTCTAGTTTCTTTTCTTTCCCAACGTAAGAACTAGAATGGGTAGCTAATTCGTCTTTTGCCGTTACTATTTCTTTTTTCTTTTCCTTAACGCTTTCGTCGGTATTGGCTTTCGCTTCCGCTACTTTGTCCGATATCTTTTCGTTAGTACCTACCGGATATTTATGTTCTAAAAATTTTACGTCTAATAAATCTTTTAGTTCTTGTTCTAAATTCTTTATTTTATTACGCGCTATTTCTTTATTTAAATGTAATGATTGAAATAAGTTTCCTAATAAATGGGGATCGTATTTATAAAAACCGCCTTCTAATCTAACTATATTTTTTTCGTTTATATTTTTATAATCCATAATTAATCTAATCTATCCGCTATTAAATGTAATGTTTTCGCCCTAATTGTATTATTAAAATCTTTATCTTTATGCGCTTTATTATGGCAGGGGCGACATAAACACGTTAGATTTTCTATGTAATCAAAACATTTGTGTTTACTTCCACCCATACCTTTGTTGTTTATATGGTGAATATCTACGCCTTCCCAACTTGAACAATTAAAACATTGATACGATTGCGCTATTGTTAAATTGTCATTCCAAAAATTCATAAATATTTGTTTATAATTCATTTTGAAATACGATCTCCAATACCCCAAACCATTAAAGCTATTAAAACCAAAACTATTAATTGTAATAATAAAATAATTGTAATCATATTATTCAAACGAAAGATTTGGTTTATGTACTTTTACGTTCGAAGATAATTGATTCTGTTTTTTATAAACCCTTTTTATTTGTCTTTTCTTATCTTCTAAAACTTGGTTTATAGATTCTTCTTGGCAACTATCTTCATAATTTGGAAAGCGTAAATTGTTTTCTTCGCAAATTCCAACGTATCTTTTAGTTAATATTTCCATAATAATACTTTCTACTTTTTTTATTTTCATTCATTTTATTAAAAAGGGATATCTTCTTCTATATCTTCGCCTTCTATTTGAGCGTTGTTACTTGCTTGTTGTACTTCAAGTTTTTTAACAAATAAAACACTAGAAAATTGATTACCTTTAGCGCTAGTTTGGTCTTTCTTTTTATAAGTAAATTCTAATTCGTCGCCTTCTTGAATCCAGGATAAAGGCTCGTTAGCATAAAAAGTTTTATCTTCGCCGTTTACTTGCCCTATAATTCTAAAATTATTTTTACCGTCTTTAGAATAATCGTCTAATCTTGTTACGATACAAGTACCTTTTTCGTTTTGTGGCGAAACACTATTAGCGTTATAAGGTTGTTTAGCTTGATTATAAGTATTAGCTACCGTATTTTGTGGGTTGTTAGAACGCTTTTTTAAAGTAAAAGTACCGCCAAAAGATAGTTTAATAAAAACAGTACCGTTATCATTAATCCAACCAGCCCCCATTTTTCTATCGGTTTTATTTCCTTTATAGACTTCTTCGTAAACTACGTCGTAATTAGGTAATTTGTTTTCCATATCCTTCTTTCCTTGCTTGTTTGCAATAATTAACCACCGAACAATATTGTGCACATCTTCTTGATATGCCTTTTCTAATTTCAACAAAAGCTTTCGGAACTGTAATTTTAAATTCTTCCGCTTCTTTTAAATTAGTAAAAAGTTTTTTAGCCCTTTTTTGTTTATCAACCATTACGGCGTAAACATCTTCGCCCTTCCAACGTTCTTTATTCGTACAATCAATTTCTTTATTTTCCATATTGAAAAGAAAGTCTGCTTGTTGGTGGGTTTCTATTCTATCTTTAATATAATCTTGTTGTTCTTTGTCAGACCATAAAGGTAAATCTACTATTTGAATCGGTAACAAAGGATAACCACCGTCGTTCTTTTGTGATTCAAAAGCTTTAGACTTTTGCCAATCCCGAAGTATTGCAATAATTTGAAGTTTTGTTACCCGATAACCGTTGGCTCTACATAACCATGCATAAACATTTTGTTGTTTAACCCATTCTTCTTTGTAACCGTTAGGATTATCTTTAGACTTTAATAAAGACCAAGCCGACGTAACTTTATAATCTTGTACTATTATTTTTTTTAAATCTCTTTCAAAAGCTTCCATAGTTAATTCACTCACTTTCTAAATACTAAAACGTTTTGATGTATCTTTACTAATTTTTGATTTCTCATTTGTCCGTTAGCTCTCATACTTGCCGAGCCGGTTGGTTGACAATAAACAGCGTCGTTGTAAAAAGGTATTCCGCAATTTTGAAAAGCTTTAATAGTATCGGCTACAAACCCTCGATAGTTACCTTTTTTATCTCGAAAATCCCCTATAACAAAACAAGCATAGCTTCCCTTCTTTAAAAGCTTACAACTTTTATCTATTATTTCGGTATAGCTTTCTAAAAATTTAGAATATTCCATATTAGAAATATCATCTTCTAAATCGCTATAAACTTCTAAATCACCGTAAGGAGGACAAGAAAATACAAAATCAAATTCTTCGTCGATAGTATCTAATACTTTATTTGCATCGCCAATAATCCAATTTGGCTGTTGATTACTTTCTAATATTTCTATTCCTTGTTCAATATTACTATCTATTTGTGCTTTACGAATATCTATACCGGTATATTTATAACCAAGATATTCGGCTACTATTCCCCTAACCGAGCCACCTGCAAAAGGGTCTAATATTTTACCGCCTTCAATACAAAACCAAGTATATAAAACTTCACATAAAGCTGGATCAAAAATACTAATAGTACCTATTTCCATTATTTTTTGTGTACTTTCGGATTGATGGGTTAAACCATGCTTTGAAGCAAAAGAATTATTACCTTTAGTTGTTGTTTCCCTACCGACTTCGCTTCGCATTCCTAAATCTTTCCAAATTCTTTTTCTTCTTTGCCAATTACCTTGTTTGGAATCTAATATTGTAAAGGGGGGCTCTATAAATCTATCCCGTAAAATAGTTTTCTTTTCTATTTCGTTACCGAATAAATCTTTATCTTGCGCTGTTTCACTTATCATCAAGGATAACCATTCGATCTATTGCTCCAGAAATGACCCAACCTTCACACTGTGCAAACAATCTTTTTTCGGTTATCGCCTTTTTATCGTTGTCGTTTTCTTCTATAGCGTTATGAACTGCCGTTCCTAAAAATGACCAAACCATATCGCTAATATCTTCTGATAATTCGTCTTTATATTTTTCCTTTAATATTTTAACTTTAGGACTATCAATTAATTGTGTTACCGAGATATCTGATTCGCCCCTAGAATACTTGGAGGAGGTTCTCGTTATAAGCGAATACAGACTACTCGGCAAATTATGGATATTGGTGAATTTCATACGGGAAGAGGTATTTCCATCACCATTCCATAAAGACAATAGACTACTATAAACGCCCAGAAGGTCATGAATAGTATTCCAATTATAAATTCTTTATTCATATTTAGCTTTCCAAGTAGATTGTAAGGTACTACTAATTGCTAAATGAATGCTAATAAGATTACGTTGTAAATTCGTATAAGGTTTATTTTCTTCCTTACGACGTTTACAATCTTTAATAACTATTATTTCTCTTTTTTTATTTAATTCTTCTCTTGTTGTAGGTAATGTTATAATGTTCTCTACGGGAATATTATCTACAACTTTTAAATCAGGTTTAGACATAATTTTCCTTTTTTAAAGGGGAAGTTGAGAGCTTCCCCTAATGAAGATATCGAACTACATATTCGACTAATAGACTCCGAAAACAAATTTCAAATTTTATAGAAGGGCAGCGAATCCGCCCTTCCATTCGGCGACTATAAGCAAATAAACGAATTTAATTGCTTATTTAGGTAATTAAAGGAAGTTATTTACGTTGTCAATAATATTTGACAATTTAAATTAAATTATTTTATTGGGTATCTATAATTTCAAAATTTCTAAAGCACATGCTAGAAATAGGGTATATTTTATTTGAATTAATTTTTTGTTTTCCTTCTATAAAGTTGTCGCAATACAAAAGACCTTTTTTATTTTTAAAGATATAAGTTACTTGGGCTTCTTGCTTTTCGTTAAATACAACGGCAAAACCTTCTTCAAAATCCGGTACATTAATTGTTTCAAAGAATTTGATATGAGGATATTTTTCAGATAAACGATAGCTTATTATTGCTTTTATATTTTCTTTTATTTCCCCGTCCCTTAATAAAATTATAGCTTGTGTAGGGTCGTTTATTAAATCTGGTAGTTCTAATATAGGTTTTTGATATTCTTTAAAAGCTACGGAATATCTAGGTATTTCGTTATCAAACAATCTATTTAAGGGTAAATTACTATCAATATTTTTAAATATTTTATGTAGAGTTCTTATAGATTTTAAATTTGGGGGTATATCTCCCGTTAGATAATCGTTAATTGTTGAATGGTTAATATAAAATTCTTCGTTGTTTCCTAAAAGTTTAGTTTGTCTTGATATTTCCCTAGCCGATAAATTAAAATCAAAAGCTAAATTTCCTAGCGTAGTGTCTTTTTGATATTTTTTAGCTTTAACCATAAAATCCATAACTACCTCCGGTATAAGATTTGTCAATAAAGCAATTTACGGCAATTTAAAGAAAATTTTAACTTTGTCAATATTTATTAACTTTGGTATAGAACAAATTAGAACTTATGGAAACTAAATGTCATGTTTGTGGAATGGTTAAAGACGATAGGGGTTATTTGACGCCTAAAGAAACCAAAATAATGAAATATATCCAAGATTTTATAGAAGAATATAGCATTAGCCCTAGTTTTAGAGAAATAATGGTAGGCGTAGACTTAAAATCTACTTCTAGCGTTGATAGATATTTATTTCAACTACAAGCTAAACAATATCTTTACGTTAAGAACGGAAAATGGAGAGCGATTAGAATTTTACAAAGGATAACATGAATATAAAATTACCCTACGTCGATTTTTATTATTCCGATTTTATAACCGGAACGGCACATTTAACGCCCCAACAAAAAGGTATTTATATAACGTTATTTTGCAAAGCAGGAACGCTTAACGGTAGGGGTTTACCTAATAATTTTGACCAATTGTGCCGAATTGCCGAATTATACGATCCAAGTATTGAAAAAATTGAAGAATTAAAGGAAGATTTAACCTTTGTATTAAACGATAAATTTACTTTAATGGACGACGGCAAGTACCACCAAAAAAGACAATTTACCGACCGTTTAGGGCAAGTACATAAAATTAAAGTAAAATCAGAAAATGGCAGTAAAGGTGGTCTAGCAAAAGCGAAGCTAAAGTCTAGCGAAGTATCTGACTCTGATTCTGAATCTCTGTTTAATTATATATGGAAAAATATTAAAGTTAAAAGGGGTAGTAAACCGGAAGCGTATAAAAAGTTTGTTATTCACGCTTTAAAAATTAAACCGGAAACAATAGTAGAAAAATATAATGCTCTTTGTAGTTCGGTAACGGAACAGCATTTTATACCGCATTTAAGTAAATGGCTTAAAGATCAAAGATGGGAAGAAGAATTACCTACCGATAACAAAGATAATGATACACAAATAGTTAATAGATACCAAAGCCGATTGTATTTGTGGAAGAAGGAAACAAAACCAACCGCCTTTACGTTAGATTTTGCTCAAAAGAATAATAGTGAAATATTAGAAATGTACCGAAATGGCGATTTAACGAAAGAAAACCTTAAAATTTTAAAGATTGATGCCTAAAAAGAATAAAAAAAGTAAAATTCCCGACGATTTTGGTGCACAACAATTAGTAAAAACCAAAGACGGTAAATTAGTTCGTAAAGTTGATGGGGAAGAATTTTTTATAGCTTATACTAGAACTGGTAGACATTTAGAACGAACAATTAAATCGGTATTAGATAATTATTTTACACACAATCAATTAGACCCAAAAGATAGGGATATTAATTCAAGAAGATATTTAGCCGGTCAAAAATTTGAAAGATTAGCCCATAGATCCGGTATGAATCAAAGAATTACGACTAGATTAGCCGAAGTTATGATTGGTGGGGGTAACGACGATTTTTTAAACGATACAATAGACTTTCATAGCGATTTACACCAAGCTATTAAATTTTGTAACAACGAATGGCGTATAGTTTGGCAAGTATTAGTGGATAATATACCTGCTAAAAAGAAAATGGATAAATTTAGAGAAGGATTAGACAATCTTATAATTTTTTTTGATTTGTAGTGTTCTTTGAATGTTCTTTAATGTTTCAGTTACGATAAAAACGCGAATACGCTAATGATTATATAATCACAACAATAACGTAAGGATTGTCCCGTTTTTATACGGGATTTTTTATTTGCATGGATATAAAATTATATCGTGCTGTTATTATTCAAGGATTATTAGACGCATTTAATAGGTTTTTTTGGTTTAGTAAAAATAATTCCAAATATAACGAACAAGCTTTAAATTGGTTGGGCGGGGAAGATTTTAAATATCTTTGCGACTTGGCTAACTTGGAAGTTTCGGTAGTATTAGAAACTTATAATAAAATGAAAGAACATACTAATTATTTATCTACGGAGGACGTAAAGTTTTTATTAAATGAACGATTTGCAAAATTACAATGATTTGATTTGTACTTTATTTTACGTTGAAAATCCTGATACATTACAGCCGGAAGTAATAGTTAGATTTACAGAATTTAAGAACAAAGACGACGCTATGCTTTTCGTGGAGACATTCAAATCGGCAGAACATTTTATAGATTTAAGTGAAACACAAAACCATACAATCCATTAGTAAAGAACAACAAATAGAATTAGAAAGAATAACGGATATATTAAGTGGAAAATTCACAATCAAAGGAGATAGTCAAATCTTCACCGTCAAAGATAGGACGTCCAAGCAAATACTCAAAGACAATCGTACAAAACATTCTGGAAGCGTTAAGTAAAGGAATGTCTATTCGCGGAGCTTTGAAACAAGAGCAAATAACGTGGCGTACTTGGAGAAAATGGATGGACAAGTATGAACTTCGAACTTCATACGTTCAGGCAAAACAAGACGGAATAGATTATACTATTGCGGACGTAACTTCTTTAGCGCGGGAAACAGTTGAAAAGGCAGCTAATAAAGAAATTGATTTAGCTACCGTTAAAGCTGTAGACAATTATATAAAGCATAAACAATGGGCAGCAAGTAAACTTGCACCGCAACAATTCGGTAACGATAAACAAATGGTAAGTATAACTAACGGCGACGGGCAGAAGCTTGAGATTGAGTGGCAGAAATAGTAAGATTCTTTCCGAGTTATTACTTAAACAGATACTAAAACAATCCAATTCGTATCTAACTGTATTACAAACTACTATATAGAGATAAGACTTAATATATAATTATTGGCGCTATTGTTAGGGTTATTGAAAGAGTGTTCCTTCGGATTTCTTTTGTAAGACGAAATTTCTAATGAAACAAGAACAAAGCAAGAACACTTAAGATAATTAAAAAGATTTAGGTTATTATCCGGTTAAATATTTATTTATTGGCGGATATATTAAGGAGTCAAACCGTTAACAGTAGTTAGATTTAATATTTATTATATTTTTTAGTATTTTATATATATTTTATTCATTATTTGGCTGTTTTCCTAGACTTTGTACCCCTTTGGGTTGCAAGGATTAGTTTTACTACCTATTCTAATTCAGGGCGGATTTACTATGGAAATTTTATGAAAAAGAAAAAGACTAAAAAAAAAGATAATTCTTTTAAGGCGCTAGTATTGGAAATAAGTAAACCGAAACCGGTCTATCCCAATTCAATGGGTAGGGGATTGGTACAAGGTAGCGATGTTTCCGCAATGCGCGATTATTTAGACGGGCAGAAAAATGGTAAATGAAAATAGTAATTCCTTACAAACCGCGAAAATTACAAAAAGAAATTCACGATAATTTAAGAAGGTTTAACGTATTAGTCTGCCATAGGCGTTTTGGAAAAACCGTACTATGTATAAATGAATTATTAAAAAAGGCGCTTCAAAACCCTTTACCAAGACCGCGATATTATTATGTTTGCCCTACGTATGCAATGGCGAAAAAAAATGCATGGGATTACGTTAAAGAATTTACGGGTGTCCTACCGGACGTCCAATACCATGAAACAGAACTACGATGCGATTTACCTAATGGCGCAAGAATACAATTATTAGGGTGCGAAAGACCAGATTCTTTACGAGGATTATACATTGACGGTGTAGTTCTTGATGAGGTGGCACAAATGCCCCCTAGACTTTGGACGGAAATAATAAGACCTGCGTTATCGGATAGAAACGGGTTTATGGTGGCAATCGGGACACCGCAGGGTCATAATAGCTTCTTTACGCTATTTGATTACGCCTTACATCAAGAAGGTTGGTACGCGAAAAAATTTGTTGCTTCGGAAACGGGTATTATATCCGAATTAGAATTAAACGAAGCTAAACACTTAATGCCGGAAGAAGTGTATGAAGCGGAATTTGAATGTAGTTTCGATAGTTTAGCTATTGGGTCTATTTATTCTAAAGGGCTACAATTAGCGGAAGAAGAAAACCGTATAACTAAAGTGCCTTACGACTCCGCTGTAAAAGTAGATACGTTCTGGGATTTAGGTATGGCGGATAAGACAGCTATCTGGATGGTGCAACAAAAGGGAAGTGCTTTTCATGTTATCGACTATATAGAAGATAGCGGTGAATCGTTAGAATACTACGCGCAATTATTGGATCAAAAAAAATATATATACGATACCCATTATTTGCCCCACGACGCCAACGTACGTGAAATAGGCACGGGTGTATCGCGAATAGAAACCGCGCAAAGTTTAGGACTACGAACGTCAATAGTTCCCAAGCTATCAATCGAAGATGGAATAAATGCCGTGCGAATGGTACTCGGAAGATGCTGGTGGGATTACGAAAAATGCAAAGACGGACTAGACGCTTTACGGCAATATAGATGGCAAACAAACGACAAGGGCGAAATCAAGAATAAACCAGTACACGATTGGACTTCACATAGCGCTGACGCATTCAGATATTTCGCTGTTGGCAATCAGCAGACAACACAATGGACGACCAAATTAGAATATAACGAATTAGGAATTATTTAATGGCTAAATTAACAAAATCATCTTTACTATCTTTAGTTTCGCAAGAAATAAGTAATAGTTTAGGTTTTTATGAATCAGATCTTTCTAAACAAAGAAAAGACGCGCTTAAATATTATTTAGGTGAGCCGATTGGTAATGAAATTTCGGGACGTTCTAGTGTTGTCAGCCAAGATTTACTAGAAGTAGTAGAAGCTATCCTTCCAAGCTTAATGCGTATGTTTACGCAGGGCGATAAGATAGTTAATTTTGACCCAACGAACGAAGAAGATGTAGAATACGCGGATCAAGTTTCGGATTATTGTAATTATATATTCCAAAAAGATAATCCTGGTTTTAGTATTCTTTATACGTTGTTCAAAGACGCTTTATTATCTAAAAACGGATTTGTTAAAACGTATTGGAAAACAAGAAAAAGCCAAAAGAAAGAAAAATACGAAAATTTAACGGAACAAGAACTACAAGCGCTAGAAATGGATAGCGAAGTAGAAATTGTAAGCGTTGAACAAGCCGAATATGAAAATTTAGACGTAAACGACGTATCTTATAACGTAGAAGTTAAACGTGTTAAGGATATAGGACGCGTCTGTATCGAAAATGTAGCGCCTGAAGAAATTTTAATTAGTAAAAGAGCTAAATCTATAGAAGATTGTGATTTTATTGCACAACGCGTCTATAAAACGGTTTCCGAATTAATAGACTTGGGTTACGATAAGAAATTAGTTGAAAATTTACCTAGTACGTCGGAAGATGTTTTTAATACCGAAGCGATAACTAGACGAAGTTACGACGATACAACTTCACAATTAGAATCTTCAACAATAGACCCTTCGTTAAGGGTAGTTAATATAACCGAAGTCTATATGAAATGCGATTACGATAACGACGGTATCGCAGAATTAAGAAAAATAACCGTAGGCGGAAGCGGATATAACAATTACGTTCTTTTAGAAAACGAAGAAATTAATTTTATTCCTTTTGCAACGGCAGTAGCTATACCAATGCCCCATAGATTCTTTGGTTTAAGTTTTTATGATTTATTGGCAGACGTTCAGCTAACACACACAGCCATATTAAGAAATACGCTGGACAACATGTATTTTCAGAATAACGCTCGTACGGTTGTTGTAGACGGACAAGCAAATCTTGATGATTTATTGACCTCGAGAGCAGGTGGAATAGTACGCGTAAAATCGCCAAATGCTGTCACGCCATTACAGACACCAAATTTCTTAAACGACGGTCTAGCTATGTTACAAAAAATAGAAACTATTAAAGAACAACGTAGCGGTGTAGGAAAACAACAAACCGGTATGAATCCCGATACGATTAATAAATCACATACAACAGCGCAATCAGTTAATCAAATGATGGCAGCGTCAAATCAAAGAATTGAGCTTATAGCCCGTAACTTTGCGGAAGGCGTTAAAGATATATTTAAAAACGTAATGGCTGTTATTTGCGAATACCAAGATAAAGAAAGAATTATCCGTTTACGCGGTAAGTTTGTAAATATGGATCCTCGCGAATGGGCAAATCGTTACGACGTAACCGTTCAAGTAGGATTAGGAACGGGCAACGAACAACAACGATTAACAACGTTACAGCAAGTTTTGTCTGTACAAGAAAAATTAATAGCGCAGGGCGGAATGGGTTTAGTTACCCCGCAAAACGTATTTAATACGTTAGAAAAATATTTAGAAAACGCTGGATATAAAAGCGCTGACGCTTTCTTTGTTAATCCGGCTAACGCGCAACCGCAACCGCCTAAACAACAACAACCCGATCCGGCTATGGAATTAGCAAAACAAGATATACAAATGAGAACAATGAACAATCAAGCTAATTTACAATTAAAAGCGCAAAAGCAACAACAAGATAACGTAATTAAAATGCAAAAATTAAGTTTAGACGAACAAAAATTAGCTGCACAATTAATTAAAGACCAAAAAATAGAAAGTTTAGAAAAAGAAAAACTAGCTTCTAAAATTTTACAACAAGGAATAAATTAATGACACCTTTTTTACAAAGTACACAAGCACAAGGTGTTATAGATAAATATTTAAAAGGAGATTTAGACCCTAAACCAAACGTTAATAGCGCTGGTGTATTTAGAAATCCTTTATTTGATTTACGAACTGAACAAGAAAACGCGGGTACTTTAGACCCTTCGGCTTTATATCCAAATCCGCAAATAGATTTTTCCGTACCGGAAGAAGAAATTATCGACCCTTGCCAAGAAGGATTTATGTTAGTTGATGGTATTTGTCAGCCAATAGAAACTTTTGGTCAATCCGCTTATAACGAAAAAGACGATAAAGATGATTCCGAGCCTAGAGAATATTATTCTATAGAAGATATGGAAAAAATGGATGATTATGAATTTTTAAATTATCTTACTGGTGCAGGTGCTTACATGACAGGAAAAGATGGTCAATTTACTTTAAATGATCCTATGAATTTTGGAATGTTTGGCTCTGGATTAAAACTTTTAGGATTAGATAGTTCTGATATTAGAAATAAATTTATGCGTAAAAAATTAGCCGAACTTGGTTATAATTTTACAAACAATAAACAAGGAGAGCCAGTTTATAATTTACAAAGTCCTATGCAAATAATTGATAACTCACAAGCAGCTAATAAATTAATGACAGGAGATCAAAAATTTGATGCAAGTGAAATTAATTATCAAATAGATGCTAAGAATGAAAGAGATAATACTAACGATCAACAAAACTACGCAAGGGCAATGACAGAACAAGAAGTTATAGAAGATGCAGTAAAATCTGGAGCAACAAGTGTTAATCCATTTGAAAGATTTGGTCTAAATCAATCAACACCATCAAATTACACATCTAATAGCAGAAAATCAGATGGAAATTATAGAAGAAACCCAAATATAAATAACAGATAATGGATAAAGAAAAAGAAATACAACGCGGATTAAAAGCTAAAGAAATACTGGATAATCCTTTATTTCAAGAAGCTATACAAAAAGTTTCGGCAGAATTAGACCACGAATGGATCAATTCTCCGATTAGGGATACTGAAGGACGTGAAAGAATATACATGATGAAAAGAATGTTAAACGTAGTTCTTATCCAAGTTAAATCTGTAATGGAAACTGGAAAACTAGCTTCCACGCAGGAAAATAATAATCTTAAATAAGGAGTTATAATGGCAGAGCAACCTCAAGCTGAGGAGTCTGTTGTTTCACAACCAACCTACAAGACGGAAGAAACAGCACAGGCATTCAGCAATCTTTTAAACCAGACTGCAAAGACTGAAGAGCCACAACCGGCTACAACGGAAGAAAAGGAAAGCAATCTTGAAGAAGATCAAGTGGAACTTTTAGAAGAAGATGTAGACGTAAACGAATTAGTAGACGACAACGAAACCGCTTTAGAAAGCCCAGAGGAACTTTACGACGTTACCATTGACGGTAAATTAGAAAAAGTACCCCTTAACGAGCTTCTAAAAGGTTACTCACGAGAATCTTCATTCACAAAAAAAAGTCAGGAATTAAGTAATTCGAGAAGGGATTTAGAAACCCAACAAGAAGGAATTAAAACCGAACTTGATGCGGTCAAACAAACGAGAAATGAATACGCAGAAAAATTAAAAGTTTTAACTGATAGTTTAAACGTAGACCAAGATATAGATTGGGTTAAGTTAGCGCAAGACGATCCACAAAATTACGCTATTCATCGAGCTGAATACGATAAGAATATGGAACTAAAACAGATTGCGGAACAAGAACAACAACGTGTTTTGAAAGAACAAAAAATCGAACAAGAAAAAATTTATTCTAAATATATCTTGAACGAAAAACAATTACTTTCAGAAAAGTTACCAATTTATAAAGACGAAGTTAAGGGTAAAGAGTTCGTAAAGAACATAACTAATTTTGCGAAAGAACTAGGTTACAAAGACCAAGAACTTTCTATGTTAGTAGATCATAGAGCAGTTTTAATGTTAGCAGACGCTTATCGTTATAACCAACTAAAGAAAACTAAATTAGCAAATAAAAAAGTTACTAAAGCCCCTAAATCCGTTAGTTCTAATGCAGCAAACGTCAGTCAAGCTTCTGAAAATTCTAAAATATACAAAGATCGTTTTAGTAAACTGAAACAATCGGGGTCAGTTAAGGATGCACAATCGGTGCTGAAAGAAATGTACTTCGGAAAAGAATAATAGGAGATAATTATGGCTGTACCTGGAAATACCGTACAAACATACGACCGCGTGGGTATTCGTGAGGATCTTATAAACGTGATATATAATATTTCACCAACTGAGACACCTTTCATGAGTAATGCTGGACAAGGCAGCGCTGCGCAAACAACACACGAGTGGCAAACAGATGGACTTGCAGCTGCTGGTGCAAATGCAAAAATAGAGGGTGATGATGCTGCAAATACAGCAACAGTTGCTACTACTAGATTAAGTAACTTCACGCAAATTTCAAATAAAGTAATTGGCGTAACCGGAACTGACCAAGCTGTAACAAATGCAGGTCGGGGCGACGAACTGAGTTATCAGTTAGCCAAAGCTGGAAAAGAGTTAAAACGCGATATAGAATTTACTTGTATCGGCGCTGAAACTTTTAAAACTATTGGCGCAGCTGGAACGGCTCGTAATCTCGGATCGGTTGGCACATGGTATGGAGGAAATATTGCTGGAACTGCAACTGCAGCTTCAAATTTTTCCGACGCTGCTGACACTACTTATGCAGATGCTGGTGGTGCAGAAAATAATCCAACTGGAGATGGCTTAACAAAAAGAAACGCTAACGGAACTTTAAGAGCTTATACTGAAGAACTGTTAAAAGCAGGTTTAAAAAAATCTTTTGAACTTGGTGGAAATCCAGATGTAGTGCTTATGACTGCTTCACACAAACAAACAGCTTCAGGCTTTAACGGAATCGCAACTAACACAAACAACATTGCTGATAAAAGAGTAATCGGTGCGGTTGATGTTTATGTTTCTGATTTTGGTGAAACATCATTTGTTGCAGATAGATTCCAACAAGATAACAGAGTTGATATTTTAGAAATGGATAAATGGGAACTTTCATATTTGAGACCCTTCCAAACTAAAGAATTAGCAAAAACGGGAGATGCAGACAGAAGCATGATACTTACTGAGTACACTTTGACTGCAAGAAGCCCTAATTCTAACTTCGGAATTTTTGCATTAACAGCATAAATTTATATTTTTATATTAAGGGGCGTAATTAGTACGCCCTTTATTTATTGAAGATTGTAAAAATCGGAACAATAGGAAAAAAAAAATGAGAACATTAAACGATTATTTTTTAACATCAAAAATGACAACTATCTCAACTGGTGGAAGTTATTTTGTAACTGTACCTGATAGTGGGAAAATACAAAAAATTTACGTTACTTTAAAAAATGCAATATCTTCTGCTAACGCAGCTTTATCTTTTGAGATAGGCGGAGTAGCAGTGGGTGGTGGTGCAATTACCGTACCTCATAGTGGATCAGCTGCAGGAACAGTTCATCATGCAACACCTTCAAGTGCTAATTATGTACCGGAAGGAACTCCAATAGAAATGATTACTGACGGAGCTTCTTCAACTGCATGTGAGGTTGAAGTAACTTTCGTAATCAGAAGAATGGGGTAATTATGGCTAATGCAGGAATATATTATGGCAGACCATCAACAGTACATAAAATTGATTTTACTGCTTCATCAGTACCTCAATCAAATGCTTTTAGTGCTGATACAAGTTATGTAATGTTATGTGCAAAAACTGCTGGCTGTCATTTTGTTGTTGCTTCTACTCCAACCGCAACTGTAAATGCTGGATCTTATTTACCAAAAGATGAAGTTATTTTAATTAAAGTAAGCGGTGGAGATAAAATTGGAGCTATTAGAGAAGCGTCTACAAGTGGTAGTTTATACGCGACCGAAATGGTATGACAAAAAAACTTTGGATAGATGAGGCTAATAGCCCGTCTACACTTAAAACAAGAATGCACATCGACGATAGTGAAAATAAATATCACTTCGAAGATGTGCAGGACGTTCAACCTTTATTAGATATGAATAAAAAAGAATCTAATTTAGGAAATAATAATTTAAAATTTAAAGGCGAACTGGGTAAACATGCGGGTATGACAAAAGTAGCGTCTATCCCTTTAATTGTTGTTCAACAACTTGCGCAAAAAGGAATTATGACTAACGCTGGGGCTATTAAAGATAAAATACGCTTTAGAAAATGGTTAAACGACCCTGACAATGGCGTTTTTAAACTTTATAATGGAAAAATTTAATGGCTTTAGACACTTACGCGAACTTAAAATTAGAAATAGCTTCGTACTTAAATAGAACTGATTTATCGGAATATTTAGATACGTTTATTGATTTAGCAGAATCACGTATGGCTAGAGATTTACGTTTAAGAGAAATGGAAAGCGTAGATGCTACAATACAAACTGTTTCGGGTACTCAAGCTTACGATTTACCTACGGGTTATTTAGAAGCTAGATACGTTTTATTACAAAGTACACCGTATAACTTTTTAAGCTTTATGGCTCCTGCCGATTTCTTTCGAGTTTATAATTTAGGCGAAGGGTCGGGAGCTTCTACTTACTATACTATAGTTGGAAGTAAAATTTATATCGGTTTTGCTCCAGATAGTGTTGTTAATATAGAAATTGGTTTTTTTAAAAGACCTACGGGATTATCAACTACAAATACGACTAACGACGTTTTAACTAATTTCCCCGATCTTTATTTATACGGGGCATTAGGAGAAAGTGCGCCATTCTTAATGCAAGATGAAAGACTTAAAGTTTGGGCTTCTTTGTATAAAGAAGGGGTAGACTCCGCTAATAAATCAGCGCAACGAGGACGTGAATCTTCTGCGCCTTTACAAATGTCTGCCGTTAGGGTGGTTTAAATGATTGAGTTTGGTGACCTTCAAGCCGATTTGCCTACTTATCAAAACAGCGGTGCAATAAAAGTAGATAACGTTATACCTTTAACTAAAGGATATAGAAGTTTCCCTTCTTTTGTTCATTTAAGCAATACGGGTTTAACAAGTACTCCGGTTGGTTTATTTTCTTCGTTTACGTCGGGGGGAGTTACTAACTACGCTGGTGATACTACTAAATTATATCAAATGGATTCTAGTTTAGTATTTCAAGATAAATCTAAATCCGGCGGGTATAGTAATAATACGAATACGGGTACTAGAGATTTTTGGGCTTTTACACAATTTGGTACAAATATAATCGCAACAAACGGTTATGATAATATACAAAAATTTGATGAAAGCGCTGGTGGTTTATTTGCAGACTTAACAGATTTTGCTGCTAAATATATTAGTGTTATTCGTGATTTTGTTGTTACGGGTTATGTTACGGATTACGAAACAGCTAAAACTTTTACGGCTAATAATATTAGTTCAAACGCTATTCCTATAACTTCGCACGGTTATAGTACGGGCGACACGGTTACTTACGATAATAACGGTAATGCAAATTTAACTAATTTAGTAAACGGTACTAGATACTATATTAATAAAGTAGATAATAATAATGTACGATTAGCTACTAACGTTAATAACGCGGTAGCGGGTACAATTATAACTTTAACCGCACCTTCGGGTAGCGCACAAACGCATAAATTAGCTAAATATATAGCTTATAATCAACGCGTAAAATGGTCTGGTATTAATGACAGTTCTACATGGACTCCAAGCGGTACAACACAATCTGGTTTTCAAGATATTGTAGGAGCGCACGGTGGTATTCAAGCAATATCAGGGGGAGAAAGTTTTGGAATTATATTTTTAGAACGAGCTATTTATCGTATGTCATACGTTGGCTCACCTCTTATTTTTCAATTTGATAAGATTGCTGATTCAATAGGAGCTTTCGCGCCGAAATCGGTAGCAAGTTTTGGATCTGACGTATATTTTTTAGCGCAAGATGGGTTTTATAAAATATCCGGCGGACAACAATTAGTGCCTATTGGTCGAGGTAAGATTGATGACTTCTTCTTAAATGACGTTACAAGCAATTTCGAAGGAATAACTAGCGCTATTGACCCCAATAATAGTATGGTAGTTTGGTCTTATCGAGGTAGTGGGGCAACCGGTGGCGGTACGGTTAATAATAAATTAATTTGTTATAACTTTAACGTTGATAAATGGTCTACCGGTAGCGGACAAGATTTACAGTTTATTAATTCGGCTTCGCAAGAAGCTTTTACAACGTTAGAAAGTCTAAACGCTTTAGGTACTTTAGACGGACTTCCGAAAAGTCTTGATAGTTTTTTTTATGACGAAGGCGTTATTGGTTTAGCGGGTTTTGATTCTAATAATCGCTTTGGAAAGTTTTTAGGTAATAGTTTATCGGCAACGGTAGACACTACCGAATTTGAAGGAGCAGAAAATTCAAGAAGTACACTTATTGAAGCTAGACCGATAGTAGACGCTAACGGAAGTGATAATACAACGATTACGGTTACTCCAATCTCGCGTTCCTCCCAAGCAGATGCTGTAACGACAGGGACGGCAGTAAATTCATTATCAAATGGAAGCTGCCCCCTTCGTACAACTAGCCGATATCATAGATTACGAATAGGGGTAACGGGAAACTTTACAACTATGTCTGGTGTAGACGTTGATTCAAGAAAAGAAGGTAAACGATAATGGCAATAAACCAATTTTTACGAGCGCCAATATCAATGCCAGATCAAGCGCAACATTTAAGACTTGTATCAAGCGTATTAAACAATACGTTAGACGGAAAATTAAATTCTACGGGCGAAGTTACTTTAACAGCTTCGGCAACATCAACAAATTTAGTTGATGAAAGAATAGGCGTTAATTCTGTAATTATACTAGAGCCAACAAATGCTAATTCGAATTCTGCAAAAGGAAACCTTTATGTTTCCGCAAGGGCAAACGGATCGGCAACTTTGACACATGCTAGTTCTGGTAATACTGATCAGAAGTTTGTTTATGTAGTTATTGGATGATCGTAAAAGTACCCGCTGAAGATATACCCGTTATACAAAACCAAATAGAGCCTTTAATTAAAAAAGCTTTAGACGATACCTATACTATTAAAGATATAATAGACGGTATTAAAATAAATAAGTTTCAACTATTTATTAGTTGGGAAGGAAAAGTAGAAAGCGCGGTAGTAACCGAAGTAGTAGACTATCCTCGCAAAAGAATTTTACGTTATGTCCTCGCGGGAGGAAATAATATTAATAATTGGATAATAAATATCCAAGACAAAATAGAAAGTTTTGCAATAAATAACCATTGCCAAGCGGTAGAAATCGCTGGGCGAAAGGGTTGGTTGCGAAAACTTAAAGGATTTAAACAAAATATATATTTAATGAGTAAGGAATTATGAGCAAAGGTAGTAACCCAACAAATGTAACAACAACAACTTCGGCTGATCCCAGCGAATTTGTAAAACCATATTTATCAGAAGCTTTCGGACAAGCGCAAGATTTATTTCAATCGGCTACGCCTAACTATTACCCAAATCAAACGTATACAGATTTTGCCCCCGAAACAAACGCTGCTTTACAATTACAAACAGCTAGAGCATTACAAGGTAATCCTCTTTTAGGATCGTCGCAAAACGAAATTAATAATATATTATCAGGTCAATATTTAGACCCTACGTCAAACCCTTATAGCCAAGCTTTATATAATCAAATAGCTGGTGACGTTACGTCTGGCGTTCAATCGCAATTTAGCAAAGCGGGTAGACTGGGTAGTGGAGCAAATCAAGAAATACTAGCTAGAGAACTAGGAAAAGTAGGACAACAAGTTTACGGAGATCAATACAATCAAGAACGTGCTAATATGGTTAATGCAACTTCTATAGCCCCTCAATTAGCCCAAGCGGATTACGACGATATTACTAGACTAGGACAAGTAGGCGCTGAAAAAGAAACATTAGAACAAGCTAAAATTCAAGACGCATTAGGACGTTTTGATTTCGAACAGAACAAACCATATTTTAAACTACGAGAATATTTAGCTTCTATTGGCTCACCGTACGCACAAACAACAACTACAACAAACCCAGTATTTAGAAATACCGGCGCAGGAATTTTAGGCGGAGCTATGCAAGGCGCTAAAATGGGCGGTATGATTCCTGGATTGGGAGCGGGTATGGGTGCAATCGGCGGTGGCTTATTAGGAGGATTCTTTTAATGGCAAACGTTTACGACAATTATAGAAATATGGTTTTAGGTGGTTTTAGAGGTAACGCTACTAGCAATCCTGGAAGTACAAACGCTATAACAACAGACCAAATGAATAAATATAGCGCAATAGGTAATAAAAGCAAACGTAGTATTTTACCAAGACAAACAATTCAACAACCTGGAATTAGTTTTGCAAATACTTATGGATATAATAAACCAGTTTCTCCAGTTTCAAATCAAAAAATGATTGAAATGGCTAATGCTAGAAAAATGCAAAATCAAACGGTAGATACCGCAACGCCTAATTTAAAAAACAATTTATTAAACTTTGTAGCTTCCCCTTATGGAGAAGGAATGGCACAAGGTTTATTAGAAGCTTCGGGATATTCAAATATGCCTACGTCTATAGGACAAGCTTTGGCTTTAGGAATGCAACGCGGTAATGAAGCGGAAGATAGAGCATTAACTAAAGAAAACGCAGAATTTACAAAATTATTAAAAGAAAAAGAAATGGCTATTGCCGAAAATAAAGAAGAACGAGAAGGCGTAGTTTTTGATAAAGCTTTATTAAAAGACGAAAACGTAAAAGAAATATTTTCATCTTTAAACCCAGATGATTTTGAAAACGATAAAGACTATTATAGTCAAGTAGCTAAAAACTTAATTAAAGAAGGTTATTATGACGAAGCTTCAAAATTTGCTACGTTAGGAAAACCAACTACTGTACAAGATTTTTCTAAACAAATAATTTCATCTAACAAAGATGAAAAAGCAACTTATCAAGCCGTGCAAAAAGGAGTTTCTAATTTTAGACAAATACTAGATGCTGCAAATCAAGAAGGCGGAGCTTCTTCTTACGCTTTAATGATTAAATTTATTAAACAACTTGATGATTCAGTAGTTAGAGAAGGCGAAGTAAGGTCATTCCAAGCTTTTCAAGGTTTATATAAAGATTTAAAAATTAGATTAGAAAAATTTAAAGGGCAAGGATTTCCGCCTGATATTAAAACAGAAATTGTTAATCTTGCAAACAAAACGGTTAATAGATTAGTAACAGATTACGATTCTTATAAAACTGATAGAAGTGAAAATTTATATGCTCCTTTAGGTATTCCTCCTTCTATGGTTTTTGCAGGTTATGAAATTAATACAGAAGGTTTAGATTTAGGTGGAGAATACACCGAAGAAGATTTTAGCCAAGATAATTTAAAATTTAGAAAAAATTTAAGACTTTTAGATGTAACTGAATTAGGGTCGGTAGACATAACCGGATATTCTGAAGATCAAAAAATATTTTTTAATAATTTATTAGACAAAAAACTAAAAGAATTGGATAAAAAATGAGCGAAATAGATGATGCTATAGCAAAAAAATTAGAAAGATTAACTACTTTAGTTGGTAGCGATAAAGCTCAAGAAATTGTTAATCAAGATATTAAACGAAAAGAAAACGAAGGTAATCTTGTTGCTGGTGCTAAAATTGGTTTTCGTAATTTAGGTTTAGGAACAGAACAATTTATTCGAGGTTTAGTTCCAGGTGTAAGCGAACGTGAAAAAAATTTACAAAATATAATTAACGAAAACGCTATTAAAGATAAACAAGTTTTAAGCACGGGTTATGGAACGGCTGGAAATATAGGCGCTACTATTTTACCGGCTTTAGCTACCTTACCTGTTCCAGGTTTAAATACCGCAACCGGATTAGCAGCAACGGGTGCTCTTTTAGGGGCTGCACAACCAACAACAAGCCAAGATGAAACACTAGGTACAGAAGATCAATCAAGATTAATTAATACCGGTTTAGGTGCAGGTGGTGGTTTTGTAGGTAAAATAGGCGGTGATAAATTAGCTAAAGTTCTTCAAAATAGAATAGCGACTAGCGGTGGTAAATTAAATAAATTAAAATTACAAAATCAAGTTAGAGATGAATCAATAAAAAAAGCGCAAGACGTAGGTTTTATTTTTCCTCCTTCGCAAGTTAATAAAGGATCGACTACCCAAAAAATAATAGAAAGTGCTGGTGGTAAAATACAAACAGCACAAAGTGCTTCTTTAAAAAATCAAATAACAACTAACGAATTAGTTAAAAAAGCTTTAGGCATAGCTGACGATCAACCTTTAACTGACGACGCTATTAATATTATTAGAGATAATGCAAGTAAAGTTTATGATGATATTTCTAAACTTGGTACTATGAGAAAAGATGATATTTTTACTAAAAATATTACAGATTCAATAGCCGATTATAAAAAAGTCATTAATCAATTACCGGATAGAAAAATACCTAAATTAGATAGTTTAATTAAAAATTTAGAAGAAATGGAAAATTTAGATTCTTCTAATATTATTGTTTTAGTTAAAGCAATACAAAAAGAAAATAAAGCTTTATGGAAAGCTGGTGATGACGTTGCAAAACAAACACAAGCAAAAGTACAATCTTCTTTAGCTGACGATTTACTAGATTTAATTGGACGTAATATAGATAATATTGAAGGTGTAGATAAATCTATAATTGAAACTTTTAAAACTAATAGGGTTATTCTTGCTAAAGCTAACGCAGTACAAAATGCATTTAAAGCTGAAACTGGTGATGTTGCAGCAGGTTTATTAGCAAAAAATAAATATTTAACAGACGAATTAAAAACAATAGCGGACGCTTACAATATATCGCCTAAATCTTTTCAAGTTATAAACGATAGTAAAGGCGTAAGTTTTGCTGATTTTGGACTTGGATTAGTAGCTTCTGCAGCTGCAGGTTCTCCGATTGGTATGGCAACAACTATGGTAAGACCAGTTTTAAGAAAAGGATTTGAAACACCATTTTATCAAAGAGCTATTAGACCAAATTATAACACTAGCAATATTTCAACAAGACTAGGATTACTAGCAAACAAAACAACTCCGGCAGTAGGTGTAGGTGTAGGAGCAACAGAACAAAATAACGGTTTACGTGGATTATTAAAATAGGAAATTAAAATGACAATATCAAATTATAGTACAACTTCATCAAACAATACTCTTATAAATTCTATTAGTATTGCAGAGGGTATGTTGCCATCTGACGTTAATAATGCAATTAGAAATGAATTAGCCGACCTTCGTACTTACGCCAACGATAAAGAGTGGTTTAGGGTTGGAGATCGTAACGCTAATAACCAAACGCCTTGTACGTTTACTAGAGCTTCTTCTACTTCTGTTACAGTTGCTTCTACTAATGTCATATCAGATTATCATGTTGGACGTCGTATAAAAATAGTGGGGCAAAATACATCTACTATTTATGGTGTTATAGCTACGGCTTCTTTTAGTACAAATTCAACTATTAGTTTTACTTTTGATTCAGGTAGTATTCATGCCGGAGATACAACGGTTGATGTTTTTGTTGGTAGCCCTTACGTTAATCCGGCTATACCGGTTATTAATAATAATTCTTTAGGTACAAGTCAGATACTTCCTCCAAGTCAAAATTCTGTAAAACAATATATCGACACAACCGTAACTGCGCAGGATTTAGATTTTGCTGGTGCTTCGGGAAGCGGAGCGGTAGATTTAGATTCACAAACTTTTACTATTGCAGCTGGAGAAGGTATTGATACCGTAGCTTCAGGACAAACTTTAACCGTATCTGGAGAACTAGCAACTACATCAAATAAAGGAGTAGCTTCATTTTCTTCCGATAACTTCGCCGTAAATTCTGGCGTAGTGACTATTAAAGATGGTGGTGTAGCAAACGCGGAACTCGTTAATGATAGCGTAAACTTTGGTGGCATTACAGTTGCTTTAGGAGGGTCGGACACAACACCTGCTTTAAATTTAACAGATGCAGCTAACTATCCTACTTCTTCTTTAACGGGTACAATAGCAAATTCACAAGTTGCAACGGGAATAGATGCTGTAAAAATTGCAAACGGCTCAGTAAACAACACAGAATTTCAATACATTTCAACTTTATCTTCAAACGCACAAGATCAATTAACGGGTAAATTAGTTAAAGCTTCAAATTTAAGTGACGTTTCTTCAGCTTCTACATCAAGAACGAATCTGGGATTAGGAACAATATCAACTCAGGCGTCTAACTCGGTAAGTATATCGGGTGGCGCAATCACGGGAATGGGTACTCCTTCTAACAACACAGACGTGGCTAACAAATCGTACGTCGACCAAGCCATTGCTGGACTTCGTAACAGAACGGTGGCTGAATGTGCTTCAACGGGAAATGTAAATATATCAAATGGTTTAGAAGCAGGTGATTCAATAGATGGCGTTACGCTTGTGGCTGGAGATCGCGTATTATTAAAGAGTCAAAGCACGGCAACTGAAAACGGTTTATATTTAGCTGTGGCTTCGGGAGCTGGGGCTGCATCTCGAGATCCGGAACACGACACAATCGCTGAGTTGTCGGGAGGTATGATAGTTGTTAATCAGGGCTCAAGCAATAATGACAAAATCTTTCTTTGTGTTACTGATAATTCTGGATCAATAGGCTCAACTAACATAACATATACCCAGGTGACCCCATCAAACACAGGTACGGTGGAGTCTGTAGGTATAACACAATCAGGTTCGGAATTTACTATTGGCAATACGCCGATAACAAGCACAGGAAATATAACCCTTAATGTAAACAGAATTTCTGCCACTAAAATTGGTAGCGGGACTTCAGTCTCGGACACAGAATATGGTTATTTATCAAATGTAAGTAGCGACATTCAGGCGCAACTAAACGCGAAAGCTACTGCTGGATTTGCTCTAGCTATGGCTGTCGCATTATAATTTTAACTAAAGGAGAATAACAAGTGGCTCAAGATTTTGAAAGAGTATTTAAATCGCAAGTTACCAGTTCGGCACATACTTTATTAACTTCAAATTCAGATGACGCTTTAATTGGTATTCGACTAACTAATATAACAACGGCAGCGCTAACAGTAAGTGTTTGGATTGATGCTGGAGGTGCAGGCTCAACTGCTTCTATAGTCTATTTGGCTAAAGATTTAGGGCTACCACCAAAAGCAAGTGTAGAGCTTATTCAAGGCGGTGCAAAAATTAATATGTTGAGTAGTGATGTATTAAAGGCGCAAAGTAGCGCTACTAATTCGGTAGCTGCATACATCAGCTATATTGATTCAATAAGTACATAGGATAAATAATGGCAGAAGTAACAGATCAAAACGGAACTCTATATATAGGACAACCGTCAGGAAAAGATGGATTTTATATTCATCAAGAAACAATAGATGGAGACCATTATATTGAAAGCTCGGTGTTAGCCGGTACAGTATCATTTACTGGTACTATAGAAATAACAGGAAACTTGGTGGTAGTATGACAGTAGAAATTGATGGTGCTAATAATATAGTTAAAACCAATACAATATCAGAAGTAACTTCTGCTAATGGTGTAACTGTTGATGGTTTAAGTATTAAAGATTCAAAACTTGTTACTGCAAACTCTGTAATAACTACTAATATAACTGATGCAAATATAACTTCAGCAAAAATTAATAATGATTTAATTTCTGGTAAAACTGCTTTAGCAAGTGAACCTGCCGATACTGATGAATTTTTAGTTTCAGATGCAGGAACTCTTAAAAGAATAGATTACTCTTTAATTAAAGGTGGTGTAAATACTCCAAATTTTAAACTTTCATTAACATCTAACCAAAGCATCAGTAATGGAACAGAAACAAAAATTAATTTTAATTCTACAGAATTTGATACTGCAAGTGGTTGGAATAGTTCAAGTTATAAATATATTATTCCTAGTGGACAAGGTGGGTTGTGGTTTATTTCTACTAATGCAAGAATGAGTGGAGGAGGTAAT